GCTCCGGGTCGACGCTCATCGCCTGCGAGCAGCTTGACCGCACCTGCTACATGCTCGAATTGGACGAGAAATATGCATCGGTCATTTTGCGCAGGTATGCCGAGTACATGCAAAACGGCGGCGAGGACATCACCTGTGAGCGTGACGGCAAGGTATTCCAATATGCCGACCTCGTGAAAGAGGTGGCTTTAATATAGTCAAAAGCGCTATGTGGCTCTTCCAAGTATGATTTATTCTCAGCGGCATTGTGTCATACACACAATAACAAGGGGCTGTATTTCCTTGATTTACGGTGCATTTATTATCACATAAAAGCTTGCTATTAAAGGCGTTCAGAGTGATATATGTAGTGCGCGGAGGACAAAACCCCCTGCAAAATCAAGGAAAATGGAGGAAACGAACATGAGACTTTCTTACAACGTAACAGGTCCTGAACGTAAAACACTGGTCGCAGCCATCAGTCATGAACTTAACGCCCCGACCAATTACCTCGGAGCGCCGACATTCGCCTACGAGGTTGGCGGCTACCACATCGATAAGACTGGCACAGTCACGGGCGAGGACAACCGGGAGCTGGTCGCTAACCTTTGCGGTTTGCACAGTTTCAAGGCAGTCACCGAAGAGCTGGCGACTGGACCCGAAAGCTGCACATACCAAGCGGATCTCAGCGACCGCCTGACCATTGAAATACCCCTTGACGGCTTTACACCTGAGAAACTCGACAACCTCTCCAAACTGGTGAATGCCAAAGCCCCGCTTCTCAAGGCGTCTCTCGAAACGGATGACCTGCCGATTAAGCAGACCACTGACACACTGCAGTTCCCCTGGTTTAAAGGAACGATTGATGCGGAACACACAGAAGCCTACGCCACGCTGATCAGCCTGCTTTGCAAAACTGCAATTGAAAAGAAGCGAATCACGGCAAGAGAAAAAGACATCGACGGCAACCCGAAATACGCCATGCGGTGTTTCCTTCTCTCCCTTGGCTTTATCGGCGACGAGTACAAAGCAGCTCGAAAGGTATTACTTTCAAGACTTGAGGGCAATTCAAGCTGGAAAGGCAGCAAGAAAATGGAGGTGTCAGACAGTGAATAGTTTCATTTCTAAAGCAGCCCTCGAAGCACGGAGGGCAAGGTACAAAAAAGGCGCGCATGTTGAACTGATTTCCATGACTGACCCCTACACCAAGCTGAAACCTGGCGACACGGGAACGGTGGACTTCGTAGACGACACAGGCACGGTTTTCATTATCTGGGACAGCGGCTCACATCTCGGAGCGGTTTTTGGCGAGGATGAAATCAGACTGCTTTCCAAAGCCGAGGTTGTCAAAGCACAATGTCGTAAGGTGGCGGCCACGGGGCGCACGAATATGTTTGATACCAAAGCAGTGTTCAAAATTGCGATGGAGATGGGATTCAACGAATTATCGAACTTCATTTCCACGGACACCAAGCGATATGCAAATCTGATACTGACGGGGGAGCTTGAAAATGTGGAGTGAAGGAATTATCTCCTGTCCATCGACAGGCAGCAAGTACAAATACTGGGTCAAGCATTATGAAGAAAGCTCTCCGTTCGGTATCGACGGCGGCAAAATCAGCAAGCTGACAATACGCAAGTTCGGCGAGACCCGCGACGTTGTTAACTACGACAGGGGTTGGGATATCAAACCCACCGATGAGGTCAAGGCGGTCTACAGCATCATCCTCAGCAAGTACAACTAAACACGAAACAACCGAAAGACAGACACCCCGACAAGGGGCTGTCTCTCGTACAGATAGATTTTGATGACTTCTTCGGAGGTCTTTTATTTTGCGCGAAAGGAGGACGACGGTGCCTGATTTCAAATACAAACCAACACCACTCATGCTGCCGACCAGCCGATATGATGTACGACGAGCGGATTTTGCGGTTAATTTTATATCCATGCTCAAGCACACCACCGGCGAATGGTATGGAAAACCTTTTCAGTTGATGCCGTGGCAGGAGCAAATTATCCGTGATATTTTTGGTATCGTCGGAGAGGACGGTTATCGGCAGTTTCGCACGGCGTATGTTGAGGTCGGTAAGAAAAACGGTAAGTCGGAACTGGCGGCGGCAATCGCCCTCTACCTCCTGTTCGCCGATGGCGAAGCGGGTGCCGAGGTCTACTCCTGTGCCGCCGACATCAATCAGGCGAGTATTGTTTTCAATACTGCCAAAGCGATGGTCGAGCAATGCGGCGATCTGGCAAAGCTGTCAAAACTCGTGCCGTCAACCAAGCGGATTATATTCCCGCACACCAACAGCTTTTATAGAGTGCTGTCCTCGGAAACAAAGTCCAAACAAGGCTTCAATGTTTCCGGTCTTATATTTGATGAACTCTTCGCCCAGCAGACCCGCGAACTGTTCGATACCATGACCAAGTACACAGGTGACGCCAGACGGCAGCCCCTCTACTTTCTCATCACCACAGCGGGCAGGGATAAGACGAGCATCTGTTATGAAATCCACCAAAAAGCAAAAGCGGTTATGGACGGCTCAAAAATTGATCCGTCCTTCTATCCTGCCGTATTCGGCATTGAAGAAGATGATGATTGGAATGACGAAGCCGTCTGGCGACGGGTCAATCCATCCATCGACGTAACGATTCCCTTTGAAACGGTGCAGGCTGCCTATGAACAGGCAAAACAAAACCCTGCCGAGGAGATGCACTTTCGGCAGTTTCGCCTGAACGAATGGTGTAATGCTGATATCAGGTGGATGCCTATGGACAAATGGGACGCCTGCGGTGAAGACATAGACTTTGAAGAATACGAGGGTCGGGATTGCTACTGCGGTCTCGACCTTTCCAGTACCGGCGATCTTACGGCTCTGGTTCTGGTATTCCCACCGGTTGGAGTTGATACCAAATACACAGTGATGCCATTTTACTGGCTGCCGGAAGATGTGATTGACCTGCGGACAAGGCGCGACCACGTTCCTTATGCCGTATGGAAAAAGTCAGGAGTGTTCAACACCACCGAGGGCAATGTGGTGGACTATGACTACATAGTGGCTTTCATCGCCAAGCTGTCGGAGCGTTTTAGAATTCGCGAAATCGCCTACGACCGCTACGGTGCAGAGAAGATACGCCGCGACCTTGAAGAACTGGGTGCGGAGCATGGGTTTACAGTGTTTCCGTTCGGTCAGGGGTTCATTTCCATGTCCCCACCTTCAAAGGACTTCTATCAGTTTGTGATGGAAGGCAAAATACGCCACGGCAAACATCCTGTCCTCGACTGGAATATGGGTAATGTCATCGTCGACCAAGACGCTGCAGGAAACATCAAACCCAATAAAAAGAAATCAACAGAGAAAATAGACGGTGTAGTCGCGCTGATCATGGGACTTGCGAGGGCAACCCTCGGCGGCGGTATCAACGACAGTGTCTATGATGAAAGGGGGTTGTTATTTATATGAGCATATTCTCAGGGTTGTTCCGCTCACGGGATAAGCCTAAAAACCGTGTCGGTGGTGGCTGGAATTTTCTCTTCGGTGGCACAACCAGCGGTAAGGCGGTCAATGAGCGGACGGCGATGCAGACCTCGGCGGTCTACGCTTGCGTCCGTATCCTTGCCGAATCGGTGGCGGGACTTCCGCTCCACGTATATGAGCGAACCGCCAACGGGAGCAAATCCACAAAACCGTCACACCCCCTCTACCGGCTGCTTCATGATGAGCCTAACCGCGAGATGACTTCATTTGTGTTCAGAGAAACACTGATGAGTCATCTTTTACTTTGGGGCAACGCTTACGCACAGATTATCAGAGACGGCAGGGGGTTTCCCATTGCGCTCTATCCACTCCTGCCCGACCGAATGGCTGTGGATAGAAACGAAAGCGGCGAACTGGTCTACACCTACCAAAGTGACAAGGGTCAGGTCAAGTTACGTCGCGAGAATATCCTGCATATCCCCGGCTTGGGCTTTGACGGCCTTATAGGTTACTCGCCGATTGCGATGGCAAAGAACGCCGTGGGGCTTGCCCTTGCAACGGAGGACTACGGCGCTACGTTTTTCGCCAACGGAGCGAACCCCGGCGGTGTACTGGAACACCCCGGTGTCATCAAGCCGGAACAGGCCGACAGGCTCAGAGAAAGCTGGCAGTCGCAATTCGGAGGCGCAAATGCACACAAAGTAGCGGTTTTGGAGGAAGGTCTTAAATTCCACCAGATGTCCATACCGCCGGAACAGGCGCAGTTTTTGGAAACACGTAAGTTTCAGATAAATGAAATCGCCCGTATTTTCAGAGTACCTCCTCATATGGTCGGCGACCTTGAAAAGAGCAGCTTCTCCAACATCGAACAGCAGTCTTTAGAGTTCGTCAAGTATACCCTCGACCCGTGGGTGGTCAGGTGGGAGCAGTCTTTACAGCAGGCTCTCATTCTGCCATCGGAAAAAGCGACGATCTTTATCAAGTTTAATCTCGACGGACTACTTCGCGGCGACTACCAAAGCCGTATGCAAGGCTATTCAACAGGCATTCAAAACGGATTTATGTCGGTCAACGATGTACGCAGCTTGGAGGATATGAATCTGCTGACTTCCGAGGAAGGCGGCGATCTGCACTTCGTCAACGGCAACATGGTCAAGCTGGCCGATGTTGGAGCAGCATACAAACCAAATGAAACGGAGGATACAAGCTAATGGCAAAAAACAAGAAGTTTTGGAACTGGGCGCGTGATGCTGACGAAAGTGGCGAGCGCGTCCTTTACTTTGACGGAGAGATCTCGGATGAGACTTGGTGGGGTGATGAAATCACTCCGGCAATGTTCAAATCGGAACTCTTCTCAGACAAGGGTGACATCACCATCTGGCTAAATTCGCCCGGCGGAGACTGCATCGCTGCAAGTCAAATCTACGCCATGTTGATGGATTATCCGCACAACGTCACGGTCAAGATTGACGGCATCGCCGCTTCTGCGGCAAGTGTCATCGCTATGGCTGGCACGAAAGTCCTCATGGCTCCCACCGCACTGATGATGGTGCACAATCCACTGACCATCGCCATTGGTGACACGGACGAAATGCAAAAAGCCATCTCCATGCTGGACGAGGTCAAGGAATCCATCATCAACGCCTACCAGGTCAAGACCAATCAGTCGAGAGCAAAAATCTCCCACTGGATGGACGCAGAAACGTGGATGAACGCAAACAAGGCGATTGAACTGGGTTTCGCTGACGGTGTGCTGGAAGACAGCAAAAGACATCAAGCCACTCCGACCTATGCGTTCAGTCGCAGGGCAGTCACCAATTCCTTGCTTGATAAGGTAAAGACCAAAGAACAACCGCAACCCGAACCTGAGCCGCAAGGCGTACTCGCTGAGTCGCTTCAACAGCGGCTCAATTTGATTATCCACTAAATTTATGGAGGTAATGACAATGAATAAAATCCTTGAACTGCGCGAGAAGCGCAACAAAATCTGGAACACCGCAAAGGAGTTCCTTGACCAGAAGCGCGGCGCGGACGGGTTTGTTCCCGCTGAAGCTGCCGCAGAGTACGACAAGATGGAAGCCGACATGGTCGCTCTCGGCAAGGAAATTGAGCGTCTGGAACGCCAAGCGGCCTATGACCTTGAGATGAGTAAGCCTACATCTGCTCCTATTTTGGGTGC